ATACTTTGCAACTCAGCTTCTGTTTTAGATAAACCTTCTTCAGACATTGTTTTATTAACAAAATCAAAAAGTTTTTTAGAGTCAAGAGAATACAATTGCTCTACTAATTCTTCGTTTCTAGAAATATCACCAATACCAAAGTTTATTCTTACTTCTTCACCAGTACCTTTGTGTATAATTTTTGCAGCGTTCCAGTTATAAGTACCAATCGCGCCAGAATTTATTTTAATTTGTTTAGTAATATTATCCGCATACTCTTTCAATCTAGCCTCACTAGTCATATTAATTGTGCTTTGCGACACCTCGTAATCATCACCAAGAATTTTTTGTAATTGTGGTACAGCTACATCTTCTGTAGCATTAAAAAAGTTTTTAATATTTATATCATATTCTTTTTTATCATCTGATTGTAAGAAACTAAACGTTTTGCTTGTTGAATACTCAGGTGTTTCAACATCAACCTCTACTTCGTCAGGTGTTTCTACTACTGCTGTCTCTACTTCTGTTTTTTCTTTTACAGTTTCTTCTTCGTTTGGTATTGGAAAATATTTGTCTAAAAACTCACCCTTTGAATTTGTATAAGCTTTTTTGTTTTTGAGAAAGTCGTACAACTTACCTTGCTCTTCTTCAGAAGAATATCTTTCTTGAAAATCTTCATAAGAATTTGTGTAATATTTTTTACTAGAAACATGGTCAAATAATTTCTGTAAAGGATCTGGCGTTGTAGTAGTTTCTTTTTCTTCTTTAATTGGCTCAGGTCCTTCTCCAACCCAAATAACTTCGCTTAGCTCATTCATAGTATAGCCTTCAGGTAGCATTTCGCCATCTGGACCAAGATTCCACCTTGACTGTTCTCCTCTAGCTTTAGAATCTTCAATTTCTTGAAATGTTATACCCTGTAATGTTTCCGCCATATTATTTAATTTAGTGCTCCTTCTTCCTCTTCTTCTTTAGGCTCAGGAGAAGCATCGTTAAAAATTTTATCAATCATTTCTTCATATGATTTCATAAAAAACGTAGGATTAATTTCTGTTTTTTTAAGATCTTCCATAGAAGTATTGTATAAATCACTTGATTTCCAAACGTTATATATAGTTTCTTCTGGAGTTCCTTCTGCAAATTGTAAGTAAAATGCTTTTTCAGCATCTGTTAAATCAGTATCTGTTTGTTTTGGAAAATATAAATCTTTTAACATTGTATTTAATAGAGGTTGAAAATCATCTTCTTCAAATAACATGTCTTTAACAGCGTTAGGATTTTCTTTTATATAACCATTTACTTTATTTATGAGCTTAGGCTTTTCTTGCCTTTCCCATAAACCTGGATCTGATATTGTTGCTTTTTTATTAGCAAAATCTATAATATTATTTTCATCTGTTTCTATGTTTTGAGCTAAAGTAGGATCGTATGCAGAACCTGTATTAAAATTTGATATTGGCACGTGTTTATTTACTGTTGCATCATAATATAAATATTGACCATAGCTTTCGCTTTTTGGATCTTTATCTAGTTTTTGTTTTAAACCGTTTTCACCGTAGTTTTGACCAATTAAAAGTTGATAGTTTTGTTGTTGTTCTAGTGATGCAGATTGTGAAATTCCTCTATTTTTTATTTCAGCAGATAAATTTACTTTTTCTTCTAAATGATTACTATGGTTTTGTATTTGAAGGTTTAATTGATCAATTTTATCTCTAGTGTTTCTAACATCTTCTTCTGTATAAGTACCCATAACGCCATCACCCATATCATATTTACCACCAACTTCTATTGCTGTAAGTTCTTTTATCTCGTCAGAAACATCAATTATAAAATTATCTGTATCAGTAGTAGTATTACCACCCATTTTTTCATAAGGTAAACCGTATGGATTTTCTTCTTCTTTTTTCTTGTTATCCTCCATTGCAAACGTTATGTTTTGTTTAAGAGATTTAACATAGTCATGATGCTCCATTGTTAAGTTAGCAGCGCCTAAAGCGTAGCCCGCTCTTTCAAATACACCCGTATTACTTTGTTTTTTTGCCATATTATTATTTTTTATAATCTACTACATTCCTCCAAACAATGAATCGTTTGTTGGTGTTACTTCTTGACCTAGCGCTGCTTGTCCTAATCCTGACATACCACCAGTAGCAACAGCCATACCAGCACTAGCTACACCACCTATTGCAGCAGACCAACCACTTGCTCTTTGTGCTCTTGCAGCTTCAACTGCTTTATTAGCCGCTTGTAATTCTCCACTTGCCATGCCAAGTAAATTTGTTGTTTTTTGATACTCTAAACCTCTAGCGTCAGCAGCTCCTTTTAACATTGCTTGTTGTCTTATTTGCTCGCCTTGACCCATCCTTGCTTGTGCTGCTGCTTCCATTCGCTGTACTCCAGCCGCACCTTGAGCCATTGCTCTTTGATTAGCTGCTTCTTGTTGACCTATAGACGCCGATGCTTGTTGAGTTGCTAATTGACCTTGGTTAGCCATTGCTTGTGCAAGACCAGCTATTCCACTTCCACCAGCTGCTCCTCTTAGTCCTTGCATTATATTTGACCTTTGCTGAGCACCTTGTTGGGCTTGAAACTGAGCTTGTTGTTGATTTACTGTTAAATCCTCAAACGTGTTTTCAAACTGAGTTTGTATGTTTGCATATGGATTTATAGCGTTAGCAGCTAAATTACTAGTATCTAAACCTTCGTAAGCCGCTCTTTGCTCTCTTAACTCTGCTTCCGCTGCGCTTTGAGCCCTTTTACCTCTTTTCAATGCTCTACTACCACCTATAATATTAGACACCCCACCAACAAGCTGTTCTATAAACCTGTTTGGACTTCTTTTAAGAAACTGTCCAGGACCAACTTTTCTACCTTTTGCCATATCTTATTGTTTGTTATTTATTATCACAGCTTTTGCTGTTTTTTTACTTTATACTGCGGTTAGGAACCTTTCTACGTCAAAATATAAAGTAGTATCGCTAAGAGCCATATTGTCTATATTAATCGTCCCTGTTATAGTTACTATATTACTTGCTCCGTCAAAAAACAACGTTGCACCTTCTTCTAATGTTTGAGCAGCGCTAGCCGTAATAGTGGCTCCACCGCTAACAGCAGGTTTTGATGTAACAGTAGGAGCGGCAACAGAAGGATTTATACCAATGCCACGTAAAGTTTGGGCTGAACTAATATTACCAACTTCTGTAAGTGGTATGCTAGTACTAGCACTTACCGCTGATGTTGTTGTTGTTGATATTTGTGTTGGTGTTATAACAACATTGCTTAACGAAACGTTCATTCCAGTTAATTTTTTTATTCCATTAGGCCCATATGCAAACAACCTAACATTAGTATCATCTTTAAAAGCATCAGCTTGTTGTTTATTAAAAGTAATATTACCTACTTGAGCAGTTATATCTCCGTTTCTATCTACAGCAGTAACATCATTACCAAAAGAATCAACGCCACTAACTTCAACATCTTTTATTGTAACAGTTTTAACATCATTATAATATTTACGCTCATTAATTTCTGTTTTTGTTGTAGTTGATAAATACCTAGATATAGTAGCAGGCGTAGTTGTGTTAGCGCCAGTACCGCTTCTTGCTGGATCTAAAACCATACCTTCAAATAGATTTGCTATATTATCAATTGGCCATCTATGAAAACTTCCAGCGCTTTCTCCTGGTATTGCTAAACCAGCCGTTGATATATCAACAGTTGTAAAAGCACATAAATCATTTACATTAGGAGTTCTAATTACAGAAAACGTTCTTCCTGTTAAAGCCGTGCAAGTAATGCTAAATGGTACTTGTATGCTTGCAGACGAAGATAAGTTAAATGTAGCTACTCCACTAGTACTATCTGTACCGTGAGGCGTCATTCCGTTAAACGGAGGTGTAAATGTTATAGCAGCGTCGTTAGTAGCACTGTCAGATATAGAAATTTCTATTTCACGAGTATTATCATTATCAGGATTTGTTTTAGTAACTAACGCATGTACACTAGAAGCAACACCAGTTGTAGTTGCTTTATCACCAACTCTCACAATATTTTGATTTATAACACTATCAAGTATAATTCTATTACTACTACTAGTTGAACCCTTAACAATATCCGCGCTTGTTGAATAAAGAGATGGGGCTATACAAGATAACGTTAAAGTTTTCTTTATATCTTGATATATTATTTTTTTTAGTAAATCTGAATCAGAACCTATAGACTTGTTTAAATTAATACTTTGATCAGCATTTCTTACTTCAGATAAAGCAACGTGACTTGTTCGTATGTTTTGCGCTGTTTTAGCTAGTAAATCTATAGTATATTTTTTTATACCAGCAAACGTAAGTGTTCCATTTGTAACAGAACCTCCAGTTGTTGATGCAGATAGTTCAAACTCGGTGTCACTAGTAACACTACTAACAGTAGCTCCAGCCGGTATACCAGTGCCAGTAACAGTCATTCCAGCTACAATTTTACCATTATCATCATCATGAGTAATAGTAGGATCGTTATTATAATCACAAGTTGCGTCTGTAAATTCTACTTTAGGAAATGTAACTGAAAAAGTATAGTTTCCTGTTAGTTCTATATTGTACAGTCCAGATTTTTCTGTAGACCAAGTTTTAGTTTTAAAATTGTAATAACTAGGATTAAGAGTAGGGCTTCCAGCTGCGTCGTCATAAATTTCTAAACTAAAAATAGCGCCCGTATCTCCAGTTACTGTAAACGATTTAGTTTCTCCAAGATAATTTATATCTTTAGCAGGAATACTTATATTTTTAATTTTCTTTTCAATATAACCATGCATAGCAACGTGGTCAGCATCAGACATTAACTTACCATTAGGCATATAATGAAATCCAGCTGGAGCCTTTACACCATTTTTTAATTTTACAAACGGGTTTTTATCTTCGTACGCCATGTTTATTTACTGTTTATTATTATTTCACTGCTAACCGCAAAAATTTCTGCTTTATCTTGAGAGTTATTTACTAGTTTAGCTCTTGCGTAGTACCCAAGCACACCGCTATCGCCTTGAGAATATTTTGAAAACATAAGAAAATCATTTACGCTAGGCGTGTAGGTAGCTCCAGCCAGCATAGCGTTATCAACAAATAATCTAAACAAACCGCCTTGATCTTCAATTTTTCTTAATACACCTACTAAATGATTTGATCCAGTACCCGTAGAAGCATCTGGGCCTGTTTGTGGATTACTTGCCCCAACTTGTGTCATAGTTTCTCTAGCATATACTAAATCACCAACTTGTAAAGAAGTATTTATATCTGTTAAGTTTAAAGTTATTAAAATCATACTTGTTATTTAGTAGTTAGTTCTATTTGTTCTTATATTTCTTCTTATTCTTAATAGTTCTTCTTCTTCTTCTTCTTCACTTGTTACTTGTGGTGATCTAGGAATATCTAAATTTGTAACTATTTCTGCAAGACTTGTTGATGTAGGCATAGGCGCGCCCATAGCTGTTCCACCTCCACTTTCTCCAGAGCCAGTATCATACTCGCAACATGCGTTACTACCGGTAATATCACAACCTATAATAGCATTTGGATTATAATTAATTGCAGTTGGGTCTATACATCCAAGGTATAAACAACCAGTATTTATATTTGCATCAGCGTTATAATTAAATGCATTTGGATCTGTACATCCACTTATTACAGCGACACAATCTCCATCATCAATAGTTGCGTTAGGATTATAGTTAAACGCAGTTGGATCCGTACATCCATAAATTTCAATTTCTGTTTGAAAATCATCAATAATGTCTGGATCGGCTTCTACAGGATCATCAAATTCAATAGGATCTTCAACGTTAATTATACCATCATCAAAATCAGTATCAATAACACTATCATCACCGTCAAGAATTCCGTCTTCTCCAGAATCTTGTTGACCACCACCACCAATACCATCATCAATTACAATAATATCAGGTTCAAAAATATCTTCATCAACCTCTACATCTCCTCCTATATCAAAAGTTGTGATAGTAGTGTCTAAAATAGTTTCTGGAGTACATATAATATCGCCTAACGGATCATCTGGCCAAGAGTCAGCCGGAATCATTGGGTTATAACCACTAACAATACCTATGCCTTGAAAAGAAAAGTCACCAGTGTCAGCATCTTGTAAACAAGTGTTAATTTGTTTTTTAACATAATTAAACCACTTACTTTCTTTTTCTAAAAACTCATTAATATATCCATCTTCTTTATCTGTAGTAATAGATTCTAAATACCAACCTTTTTTTGATGATAAATTATAATACTCTTGATCACTGTAGTTAACAGGTGTCATGTCATAACTATCATCTAAATAAGGTATTGATTCGTTTTTAAATTTATCTACTTTTGCTTTACTGCCTTCATAGTTTATTGTATGAAAAACTTTTGTAAAACTAGGAGCTTCATTTAAAACTACATCAACCGAAGATGGTGTGAAAGTAGAATAAAATGTATTTCTTGGCCCAGTCTCATCGTAATGTTTATATAGTTTCCCTGTTTTAAAAGTGTAATAATCATTAGCCATACTAACACCTAGCTGCATGTCAGTAAAAGATTTAAAACTAACCCAACCTTTAACATCTTCTTTAAATGATAAAACTTTAGATTCATCTTTTACAGTATAGTTAATACCACTTTCTTCGTCAACACCACCTCCAGCAATAATATTTTGTATATTTATATTTGTACCGTTGCCACGGTTATTTATCCAACCACTATTTTGACCAGATAAATCTGTTAAATAATACTTTTCTACTTTAACGTTGTACTCGTCGTTTCTATCATCGTAACTACCTATAATATTACGACAAATTTTTAAGTTATCTCTAAACCAATCTTTCATACCATGATCTGATATTGGGGTTAAGCCATCTTTAGATAATCTCATTATTGTTCCTCTAACTTTATCGCTAAAATAAGCCCTGTATGATTCCGATGCAAATGATTCTGGATTTGTAGATATTCCATATTCTCCACTAAAAGGTATTGCTTGACCTAAAACATTAGAGCTAGCCGTAACATTAGAGCTTCCATCAGCGTTAAATAAAGCATCTTTATTAGCTTGTATTCTTAATACTTTATCTTCACATAATGTTACTAAATCGCTATCTCTAGAGTGTAGTTTTTGAATACTACCATATATAGGGTTTATATCTTTTGTAATTTTTTCCGCAGCAATAAACTGGTTTGTATCATTTACACCACTAACAGAGTTGTATATACCAGAGTATATTAAACCATATTTTCTGTGTTCTTCTTCGTAATCATACTCTAGTGTTGTGGACACCTTTACACCATTACTAATAAATGGTAAATTAAAGTTATCACGAATTCTGTTAGACTCTACTCCATTTCCAAAAGAATAACAGTTATGCCAAGATAACTTAACTTTATTATTATATAAATTTGGATTTATTGATATTGTTGATTGTCCAACAGGTGTGTTATCAGTAACGCCTGTTATTTGAACTTGCATAGAAGTACGATCTGGTAAATAAATATCATAAACGCCACCAACGTTTGCAACGGAAGGAATAAATCCAGTGGTAGGACTATCAACTATTAAATCTAGACCATTATAACCTACAACCACGTGTGCCATCAAGTTGTTTGGTGTAGAGGTTATATCCATAAAAAATGAGTTTAAAGGAAATGCTTCATGAACATTTGAACTTTTTAACACTATTGGTATAGCTCCACTAGCTTCATAATATATATCTAATTCTTTTATTTCTTTAGGTTCTGTTTCAAATATAGCTGGGTTTTCAGATATAATTTCTTCTGGTTCAACATCTTCTACAAACTCCATACGATAACCAACCGCGCCAATAGCACCGCTATTATTTAACATTGTGTTTATGTTAAATTCAGAATTTGGACTATAACCATTCATACCCACTTGTACAAAAGTAAGACCCTCACTAACTCCAAGATCTGGTTTTCTTGTGTCAGATATTAAGTGATCAATACCACTCATTGGCGCGTTATACCCACCTAAGTATAATGCAAAATAATCATCAGTTCCATTGTTTAGCTTTTCTATATATCTTACAACCAAATAATCTTGACCACCTAAATGAGTTGCTAAATCTGAGTTTGTTCCGCCAGTTGTATATGCTTCTAATGCCATACCCTTATGTATTCTAGCTGTAGTGGCGTCACCACCACCAGAATTATCACCACTTAAAGTTGAAACAAATATTATAACGTCATCACTAAAGCCAGCTGGTGGACAACTATCACCAGTGTTACCACCTGCACTATCTACAGCTTGAAGCTTTATTTTAAGACCACTTTGAACTGGACCATCAACAACAGGGTTCCAACTAGTGCCGCCTAAACCAGGTGAAATACCAGTCATTCCCCAACCTTTTGTAAAGTTAAAAGAAACAGCTTCAGCCATACTTCTGTTTGCGTTTTCAGACGCAATCGAAGGAACTGGGTATACTTCTTTGAATCTTAAATCACTATGTCTTAATTTTCTTCTTTCAGCAACGCTATCAATAGTATAAACAGTTTTTGTTGGATCTTCTCTCCATCTAAAACGATAACCAGTGTTTATACTATTTACAAAATCTTTAGTAACTGCGTCTATATACTTTGGATTAGATGCTGCGCCACCTGTATTATTCCAATCGCCAACATTAAAAAATCCTTCAATTTCGGGGTTTACAGTAGGCCAGTAAGTATGGTGCTTGCTACCAAATATTCCACCAAATGCTAGTTCCATGCCCCAGTATCCACCACCTAAAGTAATTCCAGCTTCGTAAGTCTCAGATGTATTATTTGTATCGAGGGTATCAACTACATCAACACCATCGAAATACAAATCATTATCTGTAGTTCTATATCCTTTGTATGGACCTGCGTCTATAAACCAAACTTCAGTATCTCTAGGGTTATCAGATTGACTCGTGTGATCTGTGTTTTCAATATAAGCGCCAACGCCCTCATTTGCATATGTAGGCGGGTTTATAGAAGCAAGACCACTATTAGATTGAAAATTAGCTGTATACCCTTGTTGCCAGGCAAATTGACCAGTTCCGTAAGCTCCATATTCTTTATACCAATATTCTTGCGCTCCCCAATCTTCATCTAAGTAAGAAACATCAACATCCTCAAAACTACTAGCCATTGCAGGTATCATAGCTGAATTGCCTAGCGATAAGTGTTGTAAAACTGGACGCGGATCATTAGGGCCTGTTGATACGTCGTTCATTCCTATTGCAGGTGCTGATTGTATAAAGTTACTTTTATTATATCTTCTAAAATATAAAGCAAATGAAGCAAACTCATCATTAGCGTAATAACCCCAAATATTATCAAACTCCTCAGTAATTGGATTAAAGTCAGTTCCATCATTGTTAGAATAACCATCCGTTAAAAAATTGTTAAGATCTGACGTATGGCGAGCGTGTTGATTTTCATCCATGTAATACACCTGTCTTGATTCAGTTACTCTAAGATCTAAACCATCTGCAAAAGACAAGCTTATATTTGTTCTAAATATATCATCAGAAAATATTTTAACAAAAAACTTACCATCAAATTGAGGTTTGTTTTCTACTTTATATTTATATATATTTACTATAGCTCCGTTTTCAATTTCATTAGAGTTTGTGCCAGTAGGATCGTCAGTTATAAAATTAACATCAGAATCTAATGTTTCAGCTAATTTGATAGAATATTTTGCATCAGCTAAATCTGCACTTGTTCCATCCCAATTTGTTGATATTGATGCTATTTTATATCTTTTAGAAACTTCAGTTTCTCCAGTTTTTCCAAATTCAATATACAACTCACCTTCTGTATATGTATGTAGGTTTTGCCCCGCTGTTCCGTGATAAGCATTATAACTTAATTCAAACTCATCTTCACCAATTACCGGGGCATTACCAGTGCTACCAGACTCAAATATAGGATTAGTACTTGAATTGTGAGTCACAGATGAAGCTTTCATCCTAGTGGTTTTTATAAAATCTGGCGCTTCGTTTTCAATAGCTATAACTTTATATCTAGCAGCATCTGCAATTAAATCATCTGATTCAGATCCTTTTTTTAAAATTAAAAACGTGTCTATATCTATTTTATTTCTGTCTGAAGAAGGAAACGATAACCAAATATTACTATCTTCAGCATCGTAAAAACGATCCATAGCCATGTTGTAGTATTCACCAGCTGTTTCTTTAATGTAAAATTTAAAATATTCAATTGAAGTTAAGTTGCTTTGTAATAGTTGATTGTTTACATTAACCTGGAGTCTATTGTTTAGACTTGCTCTATCTTTTTCTAGTTTTATAGAACCAGTTGTGTTAGATATAACAGGTGTTTCTCTACCGTATTTATCTGTAAAAACAACACCTAGTTGATATTCTCTTAACGATTTTATTGATTTACCAACACCTGAGTTTTCATCAGTTATAATAAGACCATCCATCATATCATAGGTATCATCTTGGTGCCAATTTACAGTAAAATCAGCAACGTATTTTTCACCGCCTGGCGCTAATAAATCATAATTTTGAACATAATTACCATAAACTATTCTACTACCAGTAACATCTTGCGCTAATGCTTTTCTAGGAATATTATCCCAAGGTCTTAACAATTGATTAGAAGGTACTACACCGTTAATTGTTTCTGATTTAATTGTAAAAGCAGCGCCTTGTTGCAAAAGACTTTGCCACATGTTATTTCCGCTTGAAAGATTTGTAACATTGTCAGCTCTAATAGTATCTACTATATATATAACAGGAGATGGTTCATCTTTAAATAAAATATCTACAGAAACTACATCTTTCGGAGTAAAATCATTTACAAGTCCACTTAAATGTACTTTAGTTATATTATTCGTCATTCCAATATTATAACCTTTTCTAGGGTGATAATCAAAAGCCCCAGGAGCAAACGCTACCTGAGTAAAAGGACCAAATGGAGAATATTCTCCGTCTTCGTATTTATATCTATATGAAAACCTAGGAAATTTAAATTCAAATAAATTTTCAGTTTCTTCAAATAAATCTACAACATAATTAAGAGTATCTTCTTCATCAGGGGTTGTAGGTGGATAACCGTCTATACTTAATATTCTTACTAATATACCATCGTTATAAGTGTTAACAGCTGGATCACTTGGGTCTACGTTTTCAACAATACCTTTTATAACATAATCCGTAACTGGTATTCCAGGTGCAGTGCCATTTTCGTTAAATGGTTTAAAAACAATTTTAGTACCCGCAGGAATAGCACCTTGACCAACACCAATACCATCATGCCAACCGGTAAGACCCGGATTAGTAGGAAGTGCAGAACCAACAGGACCTATGGTTTGAATAGTATTTCCAACAAGACCTGCTGTTATTTCAATAGCAAAAGTATCGTCAACAGAAAAACCAGAAAAATCGTGTATTGTAGTGTCTGGAAAAGAATTATCAATACTATCATCAGCGCTTATAGTAATAACACCAGTATATATTTTGTTAGGGTCTCTAGATTTTTCTAAGCGCATTGATAAAGGTGTTACTGGCGCTTTTTTAATTACAGTAATGTGTTTTTCTTCTATATCTATATTTGACCAACCTAAACTTGACTGGCTTTCATTAATTAATTTTGTATGAGTATTCCAGTCGTTATTTGTACCTGTTCTACATCTAGGTATATTTATTTTTTTAGGTTCATTTCTATTATCTGTCCAAAACAACATGTCGTCTATAACGTTAATACCAGTTATAATCATATTTGGATCAAATCTTAAAACGTCTAAATTTAAATCTACTAAAATTGGAGTTGGAGTTGAGCTGCCTTTGTAATAAGCAACTATGTAGTGAGCGTCTTTGGACCATATTAAGTAGTACAAAGCGTCTATTTTTTCATCTGAAACTACGCCTATAGTAATAGCATCTGAAGGTATTGGACCTTCTATTTCTTTATTACCTAATATGTTTTGAGCAGTACCAACCTCAGAATCTTCAGAAGTTGACACTTGTATGTTCATGGCGTCTACATATTCATTTTTTGGAATAATTCTTTCGTCGAGATCTTTATTCATTTTCCCGCCGCTAAACGTATGCTTAATTTCTGGCATGTATTAGTGTTTTATCCACTTAGATTTACCTCTAAGTATTTGAGTTAATTCTTCTAATTTTATATTAGATAATCTTAATTTTGCTTGTCTAACAGCAGCAAATTTTTCTTTTTTAAGTCTAGGTACTATTTGTTGAGTTTGAATTCTACCAGACGCAATAGCATGTAATATCCAACGGTACATTGCTTCTTCTGCAAATTTATGAACTTTCATTTCTTGTTCAGTTCCTAAACTGTCGCTTATGTATTCTAAAACTACAGTTTTTCCAGAAATATTAGAACTAAAATGTATTTTTCCTAAATTACAGTCTATATAAAAAGATCCATTAGCTTGAGCGTGTTGAGGATCTAACCCATATCTTTCACCGTGCATTGGCCAATAAGTATCATCTTCATAATCGTCGTTGTTATTTTCAGATCGGGTATTTGACTTATAATTAGACCAGGTGGTAGATTCGTCAGGTGTACCACCTGAAAAAGTTAGATGTAAATTAGTACCAGACGATAAATTAGTAAAATTGTCTTCAAAATATATAGTTGGACGAATAGTAGAACCTAAATAACCATTATCTATACTTAAAACAACACCAAAACCTTCTTCGTCATCTACGCTTATAATCATACCAGGTTCTATATTGTTAAAATCAGAAGTAGCTTCTGCATTAAAGGTAAAGAAATTATCACCTACGGTATGTGTAAAATTATCAAAATGAGTAATATTACTAAAGTCATTAAACAAACTACCATCTAAATTTCTAAATATTAATTTTCTATATAAATTAGTTGGAGTAGTAGGAGTGTTTATTAGCGGGGCAACAAACTCAATACCACTAGAATCTACTAAAATAATAACAGTATGTGATCCAGCTGTTTGATCAAAACTTTTTATAGTATATTCAACGTCATCTCCCTCAAATTGGCAAGGCATACCTACGTGTATACTATTGTTTAATACTTCGTGGTTATTGCTACCTAAACTTAAACTAGTATTCGTTACATTAACTAAAAGTTCATTTGACCCAGGAGTTGATAACGCAGTCACTGATAATTCAAAGTCTCCACTGTCATTTTGAAATGGATTTGGTGGGTTAGATGTTTTTGTTGTTGGGTAAATTAAATGTTTTATACCAGCAGAATCCACCCAACTAACTTTAGTGTAGTTTACATAATCTTGTGGAAGCGTCATTTGCAACGTAGCTGGAACTGTAATTTCTTGTGATTTACAAGATTTAAACGTATCAAATGATAATTCTGCTAAAGCTCTTTGAGCGTGAAACGCAACGTCTAATCTTTTCGCTTTTGATACAATTTTATCTTCACCTACGTAAATTAACATAAATTGATTTATTATATCTGATAAAGAAATAAATTGATAATTACCAAAATCGTTACCTTGATAATAATCGTGTTGTGTAGTGTTATCTAGTAATGCCATTTATTTATTGTTTTTCTTGTTGAATTTGCGTTTGCTCTAAAGTTTGTCCAACTTGAACTATTTCTTGAGCTCTTAAATTTATACCAGCTAATTTTAATATTCTGTATACCAACTCTATTTCTTCTGCTTCGTGTAGCTCAAAATCTGTAGATGTGTTACCATTATAAAGTGGTTTATTATTTACTATAACAAAATTCCAATTAGGTTTAGCTGGTCTTTTAATAAAATTATAATCGATTTTATATGGATTAGCTGGATCAACAGTCATAATAGGCTTTATTTTAATTCCATTTGCATATTTATAATATACAGGTCGTTTAAAATGCGGCTTAGTAATGCTTGTTTGTTCCATAAGTTTACACTCTTCGTAACTTACCTCTTGAACTTCTATATTTTGATAATCAGTATTAGTGTTACTTAATGAACCTGTTACAGTTCCTAACTTATATATGTTGCCACTACCTGAAAATAATGGAGTAAAACCTGTTTCATCGACACTTGTGTTTATAGTTATTTTTTCTAATTTACTTAATTTTTCTTGAATTAAAGTTAAAGGATCTGCAAAGTCAGTGTTATTACCAGACATCTTGTTAAACTGATTTATATCATAAAAATATTGTTCTAATATTTCCATTTGCGCATGATCAGCAAATAAATTAAACTCTTGTGGAGTTACATATCCTCTTTGCTCTTTATTAGCTAATGCTAAAACTTTTTGATATACTGTGTCTACGCTTACCGCCATAATTTTTTATTTATTTTTATAAGGAAAAGCTTTGTTTAATTGATCTTTTCTCTTGTTACATCCACAATTTTTCTTTTTACCAAACACTCCATTTGCAGCTAGAACCTGAGTAAACTGTTTTATTCCTGTGGCTTTTGTAAATTTTTCTATTGAATCACCTAGTCCTTTAGATTTTTCCATATAATGTAGGTTGTAGTTTGCAATCGCTCCGTAGAGCGATCGCATCTACAGTTAAATTAGTTGTTTAATCTTTTTTCAATATTAGAGTAAATCTCCATACCTTCATCAGTTTTAAACCAGTGTGCTAAAGCAGTGTAAGGATGTTCGTCAAATGGTATAACCATTAGTTTTCTACCATTTTTACCCCACAAAAAGTTTCTTTGATCAGAAGATAATCTTAGTATACCAGCTTCTACCGCTCTAATACCAAAGTTTCTTAACATTACATTTTCGTCGTCTGCTAACTCTAAGAACAACTTAGGATTATTACGAGCAAATACTAATAAATCTCTTTTAAGTTCCTTAGAACTTAAGTTAGTAACACTAGAACCAATTTCAACACGCATAATAGCTTCAGCCATGTCTATATCGATATTTCTAGCTGCTATTAAAGCATCAACTTGCTCGTCTAATACTTCTATTTCATCTGCAGCTATTTCAGAAGGCTTAAACTCGTAGTAAATTTTATCTCTAAGAGGATGATATAAAGATAATAATTTTTGTAAAACTGTTTTTTCTTTTTCTACAAACAAAGCTCCACTTCTAAAAACTATATGCTCTAATCTTTGATCACCTTTCATTTCATCAACAAATGAAGTTTTTTGATTTTGACAATATTTAAGTTCTCTTTCGTATCCTTTTTCTTTGTCAAACCAATATATATTTGAAGACTTAATTGATCTTGTTATTGGTTTTTTTTCACCAGTTAAATAATATACTCTATCTTTTATTTCCCACTCGTTAGATGGTTTTAATCTTTCTCTTGCTTTTGGTTCTTCAACTATTGTTGCAACCTCTTGCTCAAGATTTTTTTCTTTTAAAGGTTCTACAACCTTTTCTGTTTTTTGTTTTTTTGCCATAATATAATATATAATAAAATTAATAAAAATAAAGGGTCGAGGCCGAAGCCCCGACTCTTTAAAATAATTGTGCTTATTTCAATAACATGAAATTGTTAGCACCTTGTGTAACTAAACATCTTTCAGAAAGCATGTGAATTTGCATTGCGTCAAGCGCTGCTGTAGCAGCTCCAACCGAACCAGTAACCCATGTTTTCATTCGTCTGTCGTCTGTTTGAGAAGCTCTATAACGAACGTGTAAAAACGGACGCTTTAAGTTTTTCCCTAACATTTGGTCATAAACAGTAGACGTACCAGCTGGAATAATAACCCCTCTAATAGCGTTAGCAGTGTCAGCCGCGTTAATACCACCTCTTGTTGCTTTGTCATTTAAGTATCTAAAGTCAGATTTGTAAAAGTCATAAGAACCTCTTCTAAATCCAGAGAAACCTAAGTTCAATGCCATATCTTCAGAGTTGTCAAATACTCCGTAAGAAGTACCACCAGCTCCGTAAGAATTCATTGAAGCTAACATGTCATCAATAGCTAAACTAGTAGCTCTGTTTACAAACATCATATTTTCTTCAATAGCACCTTGAGAATCAAACTCAGCTAAAATAGCATCAAACTCAGCTAAATCAGCGCCACCACCAGTAATACCAGAAGATAAATTACCTCTAGATTCAATAGCAGCAAACAAACCTTCAGTACCACTACCACCAGTTGACTGTGCTGCGTTGTACATTACGTTTGAAGAGTCAGCTACAGAGTTAGCGTCATTTAATTCACCTTCTAACATAGCCATTTCTAAGTAATCAGTAAATCTAGCTCTTGTATCAGCCTCAGCTTTTAAATACCACAAGTAACCTGATTGACCATCTTCAGCTGCAACTTCAATCCAACCAATTCTAGCTGTATCAGAACCTGATACTTCGTAGTAATCTTTCATAATGATTGGCTTATTAGTAAACGTTTGAACTGAAGGCTCGTTAGCGCCTCTTTGATCAGTTTGCGTTGTAGCAGTACCACCGTTCATGTAAGCAACACCTTTAGTGTATTCAGAACCATAAACTAATATAGTTGTTTTCTTAGAAGTTGAAATGTTCATTGCAGATGCAAAACCAGCAGCACCTGAGTTGTAAGGAGCTACATCAATAACATCAGCAGCAACATCTGTTACTAAACCTTTAATAGTACCACCAGCGTTAGATACGATAACCGTATCATTTACTCTAATACCATGAGATTCAGCAGTGTAAGTTGCGTTAGCGTCAATGTGTCCTTCAATTGTTATTTCACCAACACTATCAACACCAGAGCCAACAGACTCTACATGTCCTGTGTATGATAAATGTAAACGACCTTGCTCAGACCAAACAACTTGGTCAGCAGTCATCGCTTCTTCAGCTCCAACTTGTGAAAGAAATCCTGATATAGTTCTCGGACCGAAAACTTCAGCTTCTTTTTCCATTAGATCTGGTAAATATTGTTGAGCCCACGTTGTGTTTGTGGTACCCGTAAAATCAAGATAGTTTGAAACTAGTGTTTGTTGCTTTGCAGCTGGAACACTATTTAAACTACCTCCTGGAGTAATTGCCATAATTTTGTAATTTTAAATTGTTATTTATTTTTTATTTTTAATTTTAAACTTAAAATCAGAAGAATTATCACCTAACACTTTAAACTTCATACCACCTGTTTTAATTTCCCCATGACTTTGTCTTGGGTTCATATTAACATTTTTGGCTTTAGCAACGCTATCTTTCATAGCATCAGCCTTACCTTGTTCATAGAAGTGTTTTGCAATAGCATCTGCATTCATTGCTGTATATAAAGATTTATGATAACCTTTAGCATCTGACATTTCATTATTTTTATTCAAAAACTTTTTGACAAAATTATTAATGTCGCTTTGGGTATTTTTAACCTCATTAGCATTGTTAACGTTAAATCTATATTTTTTATCACCAACATTATATTCAAAACCTTTGAATTTGTCGTTAAAAACATTTTCAGTTTTATTTAAAAAAGTAGATTTTTGTTTTTCTGCTGCTTTTTTATTTGCTTCTGACTCTTTGTTGTATCTATTAAAGAAATCAACTGCTTTCTGTTGCTCACTCGTAAGCTTTGAACCAGCTTTAATTTCTTCATAGTATTTAGACTTTTGCCCGTCTAAGTGGCTTTTAGCGTTGGCAACTTGCTCTTTTAACGCTAATTTTTTTCTTCGTATATCTCTTTCTTCGTCTGCTTCTTCGTCATAAGAGAATTGATCTTCCATAAGGAAGTTAATTTCTTCTGCATTTAAGTGTGGTTTTGTTTGCTTATAATACTCGTATAATAAATCTTGATCATCTAATTTTGAGTAATCTTTATTAAGCTTCACGTAATCACTTAAATCACCACCAGTTTCTTCCATAAAGTCCATTAACTTTTGAATATTCTCTGGTAATGGCTCACCGGTAGCCTCTGCCTCTGCTATAGCTTCTTCTATTTGTTCTTCTACTTCAACAACTTCTTCAGTAATTTCTTCTAATACTGGAGTTTCTTGTGTTTCAACTTCCGGTTGTACTTCTTCTTGTTCTTGTGTGGGCTCGGTATTTTCAGACTCTGCAACCACTCCGCTGTCGTCAACGCTATCTTCTTTAGTTTCATTTTCTTCTGGTATTGTTGGTTTATTTAAGTTTACTTTTGTAATGTTATTGTCTTGTTGAGTTTCATTAATCTCAACTTTAGTAACGTTTTCTTGGGTAGTTTCTTCAACCACTTGCTCATCTTTTTCTTCCATAATATAATATAATAATAATTAATAATTTTTAACTAGGCTCAAACCTTCCTAATCCAAAGCCACCACCTAGTATATCATTACCCGAAGACTCAAAGTTTTTAGGTGGTTTTTTATTATTTCTTTGGTCTATGAGTTCACTTTGCTGTGAGGCTTGCATTCTAGTCCTTTCGTCTTTCCTGTCTTCTTTCATTGTATCTTTCATATCAACAGCCTGCATGTTCATTTGTTGTAGCTTTTGATTAATTTCAAATTCAAATTGCATTAATCTCATTTTATGCTGAACTTCTAGTTCCATCTGTTCAGTTTTTAATCCAGATTTAACCTGCTCTAATTCAGCTTGACTTTGTGTTATAGCTTGATTTTTTTGAACCTCAGCTTGAGCTGCAACTTGCTGTGTCTGTGCGTTAGCTTGAGCTTGCGCTTGTATGTTTTGTTGTTGCGCTAACTGATCACGTTCCATTTTCTTTTTTCTTCTAATCTTTAAAACTTGATTAGCAAGCTTTACATTTCTTATTTCTCTTACATCTATAGCATCTTCTAAATCTAAAGTTTTTTGTTGTAGTGCCATTTGTATGTTATTTTCAAGCATTGCTTTTTCTTCTTCGTCCGGTTGTAATTCTAAAAATATACCAAAATCATAAAGATATAACTCAGACATTTCATTTAGTGTTGCTAAATTATGTCCACCTATAGCTTGTAAAAAAGCATCGGCAGTTGGAGAATATTCTAATATATCAGATATTCTTAAAGATAAACATTCAGCTGTTTCAGCTGTTAAAAATAACCCTGCTTGTAATATATGTCTTGTTGCTGTATTTGAGTTTGCTGCTGCTAATTTTTGTACACCTACCAAAGCGTTTTTATCAGGTAAACTACCATCTCTAGCTTCATTAAGACCAGTTACATCTCTTATCATTTGTAAATAATAATTGTAGTTACCTATAAGCGCTTGCATTTTATTACCACCGCTACCGGATGTAATTTCTTGAATAGGTATTTTACCTAGGTTTTGATCTCCTTCTGAAGTAAAACTTCTTCCAATAACAGAACCCGTTTGAAAGAACATGTTTAAAGCCTCTTGTGGATTATAATTAGTTCCATTACCTAAATCAACCTCAGCTAAACCATCAGCGTCTAAATAAACTCCATCTGGAACCATACGCGATAACACTTGTTGTAGTTTCAAATGAGTTAGTTGTATCATGTCAGCAAATCCAGTTATGCGCTTTACTAGAGAGTCAATTTTACCATTATAAACTCTAGGTGCTACAATAGCGTAATTCATTTTAACTTTAGTGTAATCACTTTTAGGGCGCATCATGTTCTTTGACATCTCCCATTTTAATAGTTTATTTGAACCAACTATCATTGCTCCTTCATATAAACACTCTATAGATCTTAATAATCTTGAATATCCACCTTCCATATTTTTAGGAGGATCAAAGTTATCGTCTTTAGGTATAATTTTTTCAGCTCCAGTTCCAGTTTCTTTTACTTTGTAAACCTCGTTCATATAAGTTTTATAATTAAAATATAAAACTTGAATAGTATTATTATCTTCTTTGTCTACAGAGTATCTAGTGTTGTAATTGTTTTTATTGTATGATTTGTTTTTCATTATATCTTCAAGATCACTTTCTGATAAATGAGGAAATTGTTTTGCTAATTCATTAACAGGTATAGATTTTACTTCGCCAACATAATATATATCATCAAAATAAGGTGAGTCAGTATAAGAATAAACTAGATTAGCTGGATCAACGTAATCTATAGTAACACCTTCAGAAGTATTAAAACCTGTTTTTACAGCACCAATACCAAGCACTGTTAAATCATAGTAAAATCTCTTTTTTATTAAATCATATTTATTACCGTCAAAAAGAGTGTTTATTGCTTGTTCTTCAGCTATTTCTACAGCTTGCTTATATGTTAACTGCATGTGTAACTGTAATTCTTCTTCTGAATCAGGTAATGTTTCTGGGTCATTGTCAGCTATTTGTATACCAAAAGCCTGCTCAGTATAAGCGTTTAAATCTTTAGTTCTCATGTCTGCTAATATAGACTTCATGTAACTAGTTCTTTTATTAACGCCGTAAGGATCTTGTGAGTAAGCTTTTATATCGTACATTCTTTCTGACATACCATTTACAACTATATCTACAAACTTAGATATAATTGGAACTGGTTTCCAGTCTAAATTTAAATAGGACAAATCACCGTTTATAGATAACTCATCCTTATATTTTTGAATAGATTGCTCGCCTCTAGCGTACAACCTTAGATTATGAAAGTTATTTTGATTAGATTTGTATCTATTAAGACTTCTATCATTATTGAACCACTCTGTTTCTATAGCTTTTGCTACTTTTAAACCATAATCATAACTTAGCTTTTCAGCGTCACTTACTGTTTGACTTGGAAAATAACTTTTAATGCCAGAATATGCCATATTTATTATTTGATTATTTGTGAATTAGTTCCAGTATTACTATACTTGGAAATATTTATGTTTAGTTTTGGTTTTTCAACCTTTGCATTTGGAGCATACAAATGTCTATTGTTAGCCATTATAGCTAATCCAGAACTTATAGATGCATCATGCTTTGTTCTTTTGTTTATATCAAATCTACTCCAATCGTTTAGTAGCTCATTAAAATACAAGTCTCCAAACGTTCCATCTTGCTTCATACCTACGTGATTTTGAATATACATTTCAATTGCAGCTGCATGAGCTTGTTTTATATCTTCACTAGAGTTTGGTATACCACCTACTTCTTTTTCTGCTACAGATAATTTGTTCCATACTTTATCTGGCCTATTCATGCTAAAACCTCTGTAACCTCTACGCCTTAGATAATACAAAAGACGTGGTTTGTTATTCTCTGCAAGTATTGGCATACCATAAAACACTAGCGCCATCAAAACATCTTCAAAGAATATTTCAGCTGTAGGTGGTCTTGATAAGTATTCTAAAAAAAAGCTATTCGCAGGAGCGTCCTCCATACTAAACCTGGTTAAGCCGTGTAATGCTCCTTTAGAACCTACACCATCTACAGTCCCTGATATATCATACGAGTCACAACCAAATGCCCCCATGTGTTCATTACCAGGATATTTTACACCGTTTTTAAGTACCACTCTATTTTGTAATTGCTGAGGTGGAACCCAGCTAAGTTTAAATCTACCTTTTGGATCTGGATAATAAATTACTTGTGAATCTTTTATGCCGTTAACCCATTGAAAATTACCAGTTGTAACGCCTAAAGTTCTAGACATTTCCTCGTTATAATCTATTTGTTCGTATAGTTTAACTAAGTTAAATATACTGTTTTTTGTTTCATCTCGAAAAGCGTGCTCCGTAGTTCTAGGAAACTGACGATAAAATTCGTTTAAAGCATCTTGATCTTGTTTTAAACCATCAGCTTCGTTTTGCCAGCTATCTATTACACCTATATCTATTAGTTCACCGTCTGGGGCAAACACATCTGTGTCAGGAGTAGTGAATACTGGAACTCCATACTCATCAATAAATCCTTCGTAGTTCCATTCCATTGGGATAAACAAAGAGTATAAACCAGATCTTGTTTGACCATTTCTATTTCGCTTAGTGACATCGGACGCATTGTATAGTTTTTTAAAGTTATCTCCACCTTTGTCTAAGGCGTTGGAAGTTGAGCCCATCATACATTTACCTACTATTCTGCTACCTAGCCTTAAACATGTTTTTGTAACTCTCCAGTTATTTAATATGTTATCTGGTCTTTCCCACTTACCGCTTTCATCGTGTACTAGTAAGTTTAGTTTTTCACCATCATAACTATTGTCTCCGGTATTTTTCCAGTCAATAGTTGTATCTAAACCTTGTATGTCTTCTAGCTTTTCGTTAGTTGTAATCTTTTTTCTTGTAAACTTACTTGCTGGCACTCTATAAGCTAACTCTGACTTTGGCCTATCCATACCGTCTTGTATTGGTTTAAAAAAGAAAGGATAATTTATACTAATTGGAACTACTTTGTCAGTAAACATTTTTTTAGCATCTGCGCCTGTTTTGGATAATATACCATATCTACTATCACTTGCAAGAGTGGCTAAATTAACGGTTTCGGCAGAACTCATAAAAGAAAAACCAGATCGTCTGTTTTTCAAGTAACACATCCCATAACACCTTTTGTCTGCCTTGCAGGCTTCCCAAAATATAAAGAATAATCTATTTGCTTCTCTAAAATCAGGTGCACCTACATCTATTTTACTCCATTGTAAATACATGTAGTGCGCTCCCACTATATAAGTTGATTTATTATTATTCATAAACCAAAAACCTTCATCTCTACGTTTAAACTCTTCGTCTATATAATCAAACCATTGATCTTTACTCTCCTCTGGATAGTTTCTCCAATCAAATATGTTTTTTATATTGTTTAATTCTTTAGGATATTCTTGTTTTACCCATTTGTTTTTGGGGTGCACGTACACTCCTTTTGGTTCCAACGGCAAGCCAATTCGCAAACCTTGAATTTCATATATTTCACCAATTTTTCCCGTTTTTGAGATAACCACAATATCGTGTTCTTTATCATATCCATATTTCCATTTTTTACCCTTATTAAGTCTACTTAGTGTAGTCTTTTTTACAGGTTCGATTATTTTATATAAAGTTTGTTTGTACATTATTTAGATCTTCCTTCTGCAAATCCTTTAAATACTCTTTCTTTCTTTTCTTCAGGAGTTTTACCTTCCAAGAGGTTTTCTTCTTCTTGTATTCTATTAAGTATTTCGAACGCGTCAAATATAGCTAGTTTTTTAGTAGCTGCTGCATTTTTAAGTCTATCTGCCGATATATCATCGTCTGAATCAACAATTGCTTCCTTAGCTACTTTAATCAGTTCTTCAACTGCTTTATGCCCAGCTTGGATTATATTCTTCTTCGTCTCCTTGATATTCATATTTGATTGTAATAAAATTAGATAAAACTCGATATAGTCTCTCGTTATCAACGATAAACTCGTATTGACTACTTGGTCTAAAACCAACTAAATCATTAACCTCTACAGTACCATCTGAATATTTAACAATACCTTGTAAAGGTTTTTCAGATTCAATATTAAATTGATCTATTGCTTTTAAAGGTTTTACAAAACAATAACCTTTTGGAGCTATCCACTTATCATTTCTTTTATATAAAAAAATTTGATCGTGGTTTATAAAGTAAGTGTCTTCGTTAAAATAAGATTTACTGTTTTTTTCAACACCTTTTACATTGTGCCATCTACGAAACACATTGTGATGCACTATAACTGTATCTCCAGGTTTAATATCTGTATTACCAATAATAGGGGTTGATATAACAATAGCTTCTCTATTTACATATTGATGGTTATAAATTTCAGTATTAAGTATTAATTCTGAATTACCAACTTTTTTTTTATTGTTATATCTTTCTCCTTTTGGCTTTACAACAAAGTTGTAAACACTTTTCATTTTTTAATTTTCTTTATACCAATAGCGGTTATAAACGCTACTATAATACATATTGGACAAGGACACATGTTAATACTCTAAATTATATTCTACAGATACAGCCATGTTTTTATTGAAGTCTTTCCACGGTAACACATCTTTTTTCTTTTTAATATAAATAGAAAACTTATCATCTTCTTCTATTATATCACATATTGTGTGTCCACCGTATACTTCTTGACCAACAGCATAGTGCATTGCATCGTTTTTGTAGTCTTTACCTACACTAATCTTTCTTATTAGCTTCGCCATTTTCTTTTGGATAGTTTATAGTTCCATCTTGTATGTTAATATCAAAAGTGCCATAGTCTTTTTCAAACTCAGATTGCAACACGGTTAAATTATCTCTTGCGCCAGCAATACTATGCATTAATTCGTGTTTTTTTAATTCAATAGAGCCAATTTCTAATTGTCCTCTGTTTATAGCGTTTATTGTGTTTTGAACTTTTTTTAACTGCTCGTCAGTAATTTTTTCAGGTTTAATACCTTTAAGTTCTTTTATTTTTGCATTAGTGCCCTTTGTTTTGCTTGTTGCCATTTTATTTAATTTAAGTTAATTTAATTTGTTTTAATACTCTAATCCAAACATGAACTTCATAGGATGTCTAAATATTAATTGCTCGTCATCGTCTATTTGTGCGCTTACATCTTTTACGGTCATTGTAGTTGCGCTATCTACAGAAACAACTTCCATTGTTACCGTGCCAGTTTCACCTTTAATTAAATCTCCAGGTGCAAATACTGTTCTAGGGTCTGTGCTATCTGTTGTTATTTGTACAGCTGCCGTAGAAGCTGCTTGATTACTACCCATATTAAGATCTACGTCTGTTCCAAAATCAAAAGCAGCGCCTTCTGCCATAGCAGCAACCCATATAGTTTGAAACCCTTGTGTTGTTGCGGAATAATTAGAGTCTCCTCCAAAAGGTGTGTCTTCTCCTTGTAAGAAAACATGAGTGTTATGTCCACCGTCAGCTGTGATATCAGCTGATGCTGCCGATCTTGAACCTATAACGTTATAACCTACTAAGTTGTCAGCATCATCTATAGAGCTCATGTCTGCATACATATACCCTATAATATGCCTTCTAAATGCCGCTGATTGCGTTGCGTTTTGTGCAGCGTGCACTGTACCAAAAGTTGGTGGCGCTACGCCATCTATACTTTTAGCGAAATAAAGAGCAAAATCGTCTCCATTGTCCGCGGCACCATTATTACCCATTATAATCCCTGAAAATGATTTAATTATACAAGTGCCTTTTGGTATTTCAAATGCATGCCAATCAAATAGTATGTCTGCACCTCCACTAGCCGCACTAAAAGCGTGGTTTAATTCTGGTTCTACAGTAACCTGAAAATATTTTGAATTCATATTTTTATTTTTTTACTTTTTCTAGTGATCTACCGCCAAAATAAGCGCCGATCACAGTTATTAATACTAATTGAAGTAAATCAACCCAACTAGATTTTACTTCGAAATTTAATGCACCTGCGTCTATAAATATTAATAGCATGGTGCATACTATTAAAAATATTAATACTAATGGCCTAACGTTTTTGCTTAGCCATGAGTCTGATTTTAAATCTGCCTCCCATCTGCTAGTAATGTTTTTTTCCATTTCTACTTGATAGTTAGCAACTAATTCTTTTATTTTTCTTTCTGCTTCTAGCTTTTCCTCAGCAGAGGTATGTAAGTTATCTATAACTCCACCTACGCCTTTTACTAAATCTGCAGCTCCTCCTGATAATAAATTTCCTAACATAATTATTCGGCTTTATCTTCTTGTTCCTTACTAGGGTCTAGTTCTGGGTTTTTAACTCCACCAAATGCTGTTGAAGGTCCATGACCTGACTTTTTAGATAAGTCAACTTCTTTAGTGTCTGTTGTTCCTGAAAGATCAGGAAGATCCATTTTAAAAGGAAAACTTGAATTATTATACTTCATTTTGAATGGTTGTTTCATGTTGTTTAATTTTTGTCTTCTTCTCTTACTTGTGGCTCAAAACCAGCAGTACCTGGTCTTCCAGGCGCATCTAGATCAACTGGTTTTTTATTTCCTTTAGAGTAATCAAAGCTTTTATTAAAATCACGCTTTGTAGTTTCGTATGAAAAATCACGTTTTTGATCAAAGTCAAAAAGATTTTTTTTATTTTTTAGTTTAAATGGTCCTTTCATATTATTTATTTTTTACTTTTTCAAATGCACTAATACCAAAACAACCTAATGTTACCATAACAAAAGAATTGTAAATAGTATCGTTAATTTCTAGCTCTCCACCACCTACATAACCCATGTATATAATAGCAGTGGCTAAATCTATAATAGCAAATAACACCATAACGGCAAAAGATATAAAGCCTACTATGTTCTTTTCGTTTATATCGTTTTTATCTTTAAATAACTTCCACATACTAATGACTGTTTCCGTTATTAGCATCGTCTTCCCATGGAAAATCGTGACTACCAGCTTCTTTCCACTCGCCATCTACTAATATAGAATCAACACCGTTAATATCTTTTCTTTCAAATCTTTCGCCATTATACTTTACGTAATAATCACCATACTCTAACTTACCAACTTTCATATCAGTAGCATGTCTCATTTCATGGTTGATCACTTGTCTATCTTCATGGCTGCCAGGAATTATTTTCTCGTTTATATATATAGTGCCATCCATATTAGCTTCACCCATAACGCCTTCTTCTAATGGTACTCTAATAACAGGTGTACCAGGTACAGAGCCTATATCTCCGGCTTGCTTGCCAAAACGCATTTTTGTTTTGATTTCACCACCGACAGCATAGTTACCTCTATTTTTACCTAGTTTAAATCCCATTATCCTTTATATCCAGATGCGTAAATTGCTTTTTGCTCTGCTCTAGACTTTTCTTTCATTGGTTTTCTTTTTTTAGCTATAGATGCTTTTTTATCTCCATACATATCCATTGGACTACCGTAGTTCATTTTTGGTCCTCCTTTTGTAATTGGCATTTCCTCGCCATCAACCATCATTGTTTTAGCTTCTGGATTATTTTTTAATGTTTCAGATTTAATAAATCCTAAATTCATTATTGGACTTTTGCCTTGTCCATATTTTTTCATATGGTGTGGACCACCACCGCTTTTTCCTGTAAAATTTGGCATAATTATCTATCTTTATCTTTAATCATATCATCTATAGCTTTATTGTAAACTTTATCTGTATATGATTTATTATTGTAAAATACACTTCGTTCTGAAGTGGGCAAGTCCTCCTCACCTAATAGGATACGATATATCCTACTAATCATTTGAGAGCATTTCCACGAGGTTTTAAATACAGAGTACATTATAGTAGTTCTATTTCTATATCTCCATACATCGATCCAACCTTCATTTCTTAATCTCTCCCATCTTGCTTTATCCCACGAATATGTATAAACTCCGTTGATAAAATCGTTTCGTGTAAATCTTCCTTTACAATCTAAATAAATTAATAATTCTAAGTCTGCGTCTTTTAACCCGTAAGTTTTACAGACCCACTTTCTAGTGAGCCTGTAATACTTAAGGATATTCATTTCACGCAAATCTTGCGCGGTTAATCTCAACTGTTATTAAGATACAGCTAAAGAAGCAGCAGTGTCAAACATACCTGTAATATGGAATTTAGTTCCATCATACATTACCTCAAAAAAGTCACCTAATTTAAAATCATCTGCAGCTATAACAGCACTAGCAGTACCAGTGTGCTCTACAGTATCACCAGCTTGAAGCGTAACACCAGCAAAAGCTGTTGAAGCACCACCAGCAGTAACAGTAATAGTGTGAGAACCGTTAGCAGCAGCAGCTATAAACTTAGCATGCCATCCAGTTACTGGAGAAGTTGGTAAGTAAATAGTTGAAGCAGCATCAGTAGCAGCATTAACAGAAAATAAAGCGCCTGAGTCCGCGTTGTTAGCAATAATACGATTATCTACACCACCAGTATCAGCATCAGTAAACGTTGCAGGTATAACGTTAAGCACGTTACCTGTAGCTCCTAAAGTAATAGTGGTTATAGAAGTAATGTTTTGACAAGCATAAACAGAGTTTACATCATCAGCTATAGTAATAACCGAAGCGTTTCTTGTCATAGCGTTTGCTAACTCTTCAACAGCTCTATCTTCTTCGCCGTTAGTACAAGCTACAGTAATTTTATCGTAGCTACTTGTTCCTTCAGAAAGTGCAGATCTAAAATATATATCTACTGTTTCAGTAGCAGCAAAAGCTCCTCTAAAGTTTTCCACCGTGTTGATATATGAATCATCGGGATCGTTGTGAAATACTAAAAATTTCATAATTTTCTTTTTTTTTAATTAATAATTTGTTTTTGTTTTTAAGTTTAAGGGTTTTGGATTATGGTTTAGGTTTAATCCACTAAGACTACGTCTCTATCTTGAATAACTCTATAAAGAGTATCTTTCCATGATATATCGTGGCCTGCGTGTTTATCGTAATATATCGTGTCACCATCTTTTAATCCTTCCACAAGATTTCCACATGATATTATTTTTGCTTTTAAATACCTATTGTCAACATCGGTGTCATCTGTCATTATAAGACCAGCAACCTTTTTAGGTTCTAGCTTTATTTTATCTACTATTATATATCTATTTATCGCTTTCATTGTATCTCATGTTTGAAATTACACAATCAGCGGATATTATAGTAGTCACAACAGAAACCGCATTTTTAAGTGCAGACTTAGTAACAAGCACAGGATCAATGATACCAGCTTTAATCATATTGACTTTTTTACCTGTAACAACATCAACACCTTCGCCTTCTACATCATCATAATCTGGATGCGTTATACCTGCATTTTCTAGTACAGTATAGAAAGGAGCTTCAATAGCTTTTAGTAGTATCTCTTCACCGACGCAGTCGGTTGAAATTTTTTGAGCAGCATTCAAAAGGGCGACCCCGCCACCAGGGACAATCCCTTCTTTTAACGCTGCCTTGGTAGCATAGATGGCATCCTCTACCCTGTCTTTTTTCTCTTTCATCTCAACTTTAGAGTTAGCGCCTACTTTTACCATACCTACACTACCTGATAGCATTGCTAGTCTTTGTTGATGCTTTTTCTTAATAAAAGGGTTTTTATCCTCTTTTTCAATTAATTTTTGTATACTCTTAATTCTTTCTTCTAGTTGTTCTTCTGGAGTATCTATAGTTAACACAGTGTTTTTGTCATCTGTAATTGCAGTATAAGCCTCACCTAAACAATTAACATCGATCAAATCAAGATCATCACCTAATTGTTCGTTAATTACTTTTGCTCCGACAAGAAAAGCAAGATCTTCAACTGTATCTTGTTTAGTAGGACCAAAGCCTGGTAAGTCAACTATATTAACTTTTATATTACCTTTTACCTTATTCATAAGAAGAGCAGCTTTAACTTGTTGTTCAACTGGGGCAACGATTAAAAGCGATCGTTTCGTTTTTATAACATGCTCCAATACTGTTTGTATTTTTCTTATGTTTGGTATTTCTGAACTGACTATTAATACTAATGGGTTATCAAGCTCAGCTATCTGCTTGTCCTTATCAGTAACGAAATGTGGTGATGTGAGTCCTGAATCTATTTGCACACCATCTACAACTTCAACATAAGTTTCTTCAGTTGGAGACTCTTCCATTAATACCACACCATCTTTACCTACTTTAGTATAAGCTTCTGCTATAATCTTTCCTAGTTCTGCATCATTATTACAACTAATTGAACTAACAGATTCGAGCATATCGCCTTCGATCTTGACAGAAATCTTATCTAGGTAATCATTTACCT